ATGGCAGTAGATTGACGTAAAAACATCAGTGTTATCAAGGGCGATCAATGAACGAGTAGCCATATCTGTTTTCCTCTGTTTGCCTATATTATAAGAATCTGATTTTTTAATAAAAAAGGCAACGTTTATTTTAATTTATTTTTGGTGGGAAATGGTATAACATTATCGTTATATTGTTTCAGAATAAATTTACGATTTTCTCGATCTTTTGGTAATTCAAGACCAAGCATCTGCCAAATCTCTGATTCCAACACAACATGCTTTCCTGACTCAAGTTGAGACGTCAGGTAGCTAAGAATGATATCAGCAACAAATTCTTCATATGATTCGTCAGATGTCTTCACACCGTTAGCTCCTTAAACCTTTGTCTCTTCTCTTCATCGATTGCCTGGCCAAATCCTGTTTTGCTGAATACGGCAGTGTCATCATTGAGTGTCTGAGCAGAGTCTTCTACGTTGTACAATCTCATCTTTGCTCTGTCAATACCAACAACAAACTTCTTGTGGATTGTTGGATCGTTGTAGCGATTCTTCAATTGTTTGACCATCAACTGATTCAGTTGTTCCATCTCTTCCGTTGAGATCAACGCAAACATCAAATCGGCTGTTGCAGGAAGACCAAATGATTCAGATGTATCTGTCAACTCTACGTCTGAGTTACCATAACCACCACGAGTTGTCTGAGTAGCAGAAACAACAGGAACATTGAACTCGACAGCCAGACCGCGAAGTTCTTCCGCGATCGCTTTAATATATGTGTAGGAGTTGACATTACTCCCAGTTTTAATACGACTAGAAGCACAGATGTTGAGATAATCGATATAGATAATATCAGGAACGAAGTTCCGCTTAATACGAAGTTCATTAAGAAGATGCCTAAAATGGGCACTGCCAGCAGAAGCAGTTGGATATTCTTTAATGACAAGTTTCCCAACAGTTTTTTCCTTTATACGGTTAATCTTTTTGTCGTATGCATCCTTTGGAAGGATTGATAACTCATCGACAGTAACATTTAGAAGATTTGCATCAATACGTTCTGCAATCTTCTCTTCTGCCATTTCCATTGTAATGTAAAGGACGTTCTTCCCTTGTGTTAGGTTAAACGAAGCACAATGGCACATAAAAAGAGATTTCCCAACACCAGTGCCGGCAAGGGCAATGTTGAGAGTTTTTCGAACAAGACCACCCTTGGTAATTCTGTTGAAGTACTCAAGGTCAAAGGGAATATGTTCTTCCTTGCGATGATAGAAATCAAAACGATCATCAGAATTAGCAAAATAATCATGGCCGATGCTGACATCAAAGCTGACACCAAGAGCGTCTGAGAGCAAAGTAGGAATAGCGCCAGTAGAGCTTGATCCAGTTTTGTCATCGAGAATTTTAATTGAAGCCATGATTGCATTATAGATAGCTTTTTCTTGGCAAAACTTTTCAGTGCTATCAAGTAGCCACTTAATCTCTGTATTGTCAACTTGTAAATCCTCTATCAGTCGCTTTGAGTCTTTGAAGACAGTTTCTGAAATTCCATCCTTGTTGTTTAATTCCAGAAACAACACTTCCTTTGTTGGTGTGTTGTTATACTTGTTTACGTATTCGTTAATCAAACGGTAAACAGTCTTTTCGTGTTGGTTATGAAAATACTCGTCCTTGAGAAAGGGAAGAGTCTTTCGTGCAAATGGTTCGTTAAAAATTAAATGTGAAAGAATTGTTTTCTCTATCAATGAAAATACCTTTTTATGCTAATCGGACCAATCTTGTACGAGACATAAGGATAGCCACTGTTCAATCTAAAAATACCCCAATAGAACAATGATCCATTAGGATTCCATGAAACTGTCCAGTGACGTCCAATGTACCATGTCTTCATTTTTTATATTCCAAATACCTATGAACATGGAGATACCCTATCTTGTAAAAGATATAAGGTCTACCACCACTATAAACAAAAATTCTAAAATAAAATTTACGGATCTCGGGAGGAGGTTTTTTCCATTTGAAGACCCATTCCTTAGTCTTCCACTGACCCATTTTTATCATTATCAACCACAATGCTATTATGAATATCCATATAACCAGAGTCCATACCTACGATGTAGGAATCCATATCAAAACCAAAAACATCATAAAGAACATGTCGGAATGAACCATTGTCAACAATGTCACCTTTATGAATCCGTTTGGTTACAATATAGAAAGCTTTCAGCTTATCTTCGTAAGACAAACCTTCCCAATATGCTTCTGCATCTGCGTCATATTGAACACGCGCCTGATTATATATTTTGGTTAGCTCATCCAAATTATCGAAGAAAGCTGTATTGCTCATTCGTTATCCTCCTCAATGTCGTCCTGACGAACAAGCGATCCAGTTGTTAACATGTATTTGTTTTTAATGAATTCAGCAAAGTCTGTGGTAGAAAGAATCTGCTTCCAGATTGCTCCATTGTCTTCAATGTCGGCAGCACGCATCTTATTACCAACTGCTTCACCAGTAGTACGATCAACAAGCTGATACCAACCATTTGAAGGTTTAACAACATACTCACCTTCTATTGCCAAGTCAAGAAGTCCTGACCATTTCTTGATACCACCTTCGTACGACACCGTGATTGGAATCTTTGACTTTTCTTTTACATAGCGTGACTTTTCAACGTTGATAATAAAATGGTAACCACTAATACCATCAGAATCCTTTTCTTGCTGACGTCCAAGAATCCAAATTGTATCTGCAGAGTAGTAGATACCAGTACCACCACCAACGATGTCTTTTGGATACAATCCAATTTCCTTGTATGTGTGGTTGACAACGATCAAAGGAATATCCTTGAGAGTTAAGTGAGGTGTTACCATACGGAACAATGACTTCAATGACTTTGCACGAGACATATCTGCAACAGACTTCTCGTTTGCAGCATCCTCGACTTCTTTCTTCGAAGCAAGGTTACCAACTGAGTCAATTACCATAACAACCTTATCGTTACGAGTAATTTCATTGAGCTGCTTCATGATATCAAACTTCAATTGTTCAATATCAGTAATAGGTGTATGGATTACACGATCCATGTCAATACCAAATGCCTCAAAGTATCCCTGAGGTGTACCAAACTCTGAATCATAGAATAGAAGGACACTGTCAGGGTATTGCTTCATATAAGCCGATGCCATAAGGAGAGAAAAGGCAGACTTAAAATGTTTCGATGGTCCAGCAAGTACTGTAAGTCCTGGGGTAAGACCTCCATCGACGCTACCAGACAGTGCTACGTTCACCATTGGAACGCTAGTTGTAATCATGTCCTTCTTACCATAAATCTTTGACTCAGTAAGAAGTGAAGTAGTATCAATTGTAGAGTTTTTAATAAGGCGTTGAATAAGAGACATAATGATTCCTTGTGTCAGTTTGATAGTATATCGTCAAGCTTTTTAATAAATTGATCAATCTTTTTTACACGATCTGGCCAAACAATATTTGGCTTTTCAGGATTCTTCTTTAAGTTGTTAAGAAGAGGAATGATTGCATCATACATTGCCTGTGCCTTTGCATTTGCGTTCTTAGCATTCGACTGATGTTCGGTGATTGTTTTTGAAAGGTCTTCACCAAACTCAATTCCCCAATCAATGTTTGTATCAACGTGCATTACATTCTTTGCCATTTATTTCTCCTATACCCAGAAAGCATCAAGGCTTGCTTTATTTTCTACTTGCCAACCAATAACATCAAGGATTGTCTTAATTGGTTCAATGAATGCCTTTTCAAATTGTGTGTTGTGGTCAATGTACTTATCAAGTTCAAAATGTTTTGGCAAACCACCAGGACTTGCAAACACATTCTCTCTGATTGGATTGGGAAGCTTCATGTAACAGAACTTAATCTTGTCACCATCTTGAATCATTGGATACCTCTGTTCAAGGTTCTTTTCCTTCAACAGTTGATTGTAAAGCAAAGCACCTCTCACGTGAATTGGAAGACCCTTGTCACCAAGCCTATAAGGAATCTTTCTTACTGTTCCGTCTGGATTCTTGACGAAGTGTGAAAGCTTACAACCACGAGGAAATGCAACATCTTCGAACGGAAGTGCAACAAACTCTTTTCTAAACTTCTCAATAAAGTTAATTGTTGCCTGTTCATCTTCATTCATGATAACACTAAGGCACTTCTTAATGTTTGTACGACATGCCTGTGGTGTAGAAGAACGAACAGCTTCGATTCCCATCATCTTCAACTTAGGTTCTGCATATGCAACACCTTCATTGTTCCATACATTGAGGATGTAGTGTTTCTTTGCTGTCCAGATTCCTTTGTTAGCGATTGCTTCTCGCTTCATCTTCATTTTTTGTTGATAGGCATTAACATATTCAGCAAGCTGTTGATAACACTTATCAATAAATGGTTCAACCCGATGTTCACAGAAGTGATCAAGGAGTTTGACGATCTCTGCAGTCGATTTATCCTCGACACCGCTTTTAGTGACCAAATTGTCAAGCGTAATGTACATAGAGTCCGTATCACAAGCCAAGACATAATCAATATCCTTTGTTTTGAATAAATTGTTGAGATATTTGTTAATCTCTCTTTCAATCCACATAATAGAAAGTTGACCAGAGAGTGTAATTGATTCTGCTAGCTTAGGATCAAACCAACGGAAGTATTCGTTAGTAACTAGGAGAGAGCGCCGTACGCAGAATTCAGCTGGATTTTTTTGGCCAGCTGCATATTATGCGTCTGGGCAATTTCCTTCTGTTTCTGCGTACGTAGCTCTCGTAACTCCTTATCTGTTAATTGTGTGTAATCGATTGACATAACCATCCTTTTGATTTGCCTTTTGTTACGGGAACACCAGTTCGT